ACTTTAGAAGTACAACCAACAACAATTAACGAATTACGCCGAGCATTCAGATTACAAGAGTGGTTAGAGAAAAACGCAAGAGGTGGTACACGTTATATTGAAAACATTCTTACGCACTTTGGCGTTAAGAGTTCAGACGCTCGTCTACAACGTCCCGAATATATTACAGGTATGAAAACACCAGTAGTTATCTCTGAAGTATTAAACATGACAGGAGAAAGTGGGGGTCTGCCACAGGGCAACATGGCAGGACACGGCGTATCCGTAGGCGGTGGATACACAGGTAAGTATTACGCAGAAGAACATGGATATATTATCGGTATTATGTCTATTATGCCGAAAACAGCTTATCAGCAAGGTATTCCAAAAAATTATCTTAAAACTGATCCAACAGAATTTTTCTGGCCATCATTTGCAAACATTGGAGAGCAAGAAGTACAAAACCAAGAAGTATATGCATACACACCAACAGGAGCAACCGATACATTCGGATATGTACCACGATATGCAGAATACAAATTTCTTAGCAATCGCGTAGCAGGAGACTTCCGTACAACACTAGACTATTGGCATTTAGGACGTATATTCAATAGCGCACCTACATTAAGTCAGGAGTTCATCGAAATGGATACAGAAGATATGGATGCACGTATATTTGCAGTAAATAGTACAGAGGACAACTTGTATATTCAAGTATTAAACAAAATCAAGGCAATTAGACCAATGCCCGTATTTGGAACACCAAATTTCTAAATGGGACGCTGTATAAGTCCATTTTTAAAAAAAGAAGGTCATATATGGTTACCATGTGGGAAATGTTACGAGTGTAAGTCTCGTAGAGTATCGGGATGGTCTTTCCGATTAATGAAAGAGGCGGAGGTATCAACTTCCGCCTTTTTTATAACTCTCACATACTCACCAGAAAAAACCCAAATAACACCAAAAGGATATATGACTCTTAATAAAAGAGATTTACAATTATTTATGAAAAGGCTAAGAAAGGTTAACAACCAAAAATTAAAATATTACGCAGTAGGAGAATACGGAGGAAAAACAGACAGGCCACATTATCACATTATATTATTCAATGTAGATGTAGAAACAATAGAGCCATCATGGCAATTAGGACATATTCATGTCGGACAAGTAACTGAAGCAAGTACAGGATACACTTTAAAATATGTATCAAAAGAAGGAAAAATACCAAAACATCAAAACGATGACAGATTATCAGAATTTAGTCTTATGTCAAAAAAAATGGGAGCAAATTATTTAACACCACAAATGCTACGCTGGCACAAAGAAGAAAACGAAGTAATAAACAGGGCCTATTGCAACCTGAAAGACGGCAAAAAAATAGCAATGCCACGATATTATAGGGATAAAATATATGACGAATTAGAAAAATTTAGGATACAAAAACACATGGAGAGGTTAGAAAGTGGAAAAGATGTGAATAAGTCTAGGGAGAAAATTATAGAAGATATGAAAAAAGAAGATGTAATTCGTACTCACAAAGCCAAACAACACCAAAAAGAACAAAGATTCACAACATTATGAAAGTTATATCAATACTCAACAAACATGAAAGGCAGAGCAAGGGTCAGACCTTTACGCAACCATCACTCACAGTACCCGACCAAACTATGTCAATGCGGACAATATTGGATAGGTATGCAAAAGGCTTACCTGTCGCAGGTAGCAAAGAGGCCATTTGGGATGAAGACGAATCATCCAATGGTATAAACCCTAAAACTTTAGATTTAGTAGATTTTCAAGAATTGAAAATGAAAAACAAAAACAAAATCGAAGATTTAAAAAAGGACGTAGAAAAACAACGTACACCAAAATCAAAAATCAATCAGGAACCCGAAGGGCACTAATATACCTTGATATATTAGTGCTGATTGACACCAATCAGAAAAAACAAATAAAAACATGACACCCGAAGGAGCACAAATGACAGGCCAGGCGCTTAGTATAGGCGCGGACTTAGTTAACAATATTATGTTTCGTAAACGCCAATTAGCGGATTACGAAAAAATGAAAAAGGACAATAGGGAATTTTGGGATATCCAAAATAAATATAATAGTCCAGAAGAACAGATGAATAGACTACGTCAAGCAGGATTAAACCCCAATTTAGTATATGGAAAGGGAGCAGATAACACAGCAGGACAAATAATGTCTTCAAAAATGCCGGAAGGGTCGGATAGAATATTACCAAAATTAGACCCTCAAGCATATTCACAAGCAAAGGCATTTGGTCAACAATTAAAATTACAACAGGCACAAACAGACAACGTATCAGCAGATACAAGTAATAAAGTATTAGATCAAGATTTAAAAAACGCACAAATTAACCAAACAAACGTACAAACCGCAAACATTGCACAAAACACAGCGACTTCAGAATTTCAGTTAGCGCAAAGTCAACAATTAAAAGACAGTGTATTACAAAAAGCGCAGTTGGAAAATGAGTCGTTAAAAATAAAAAACGCAGTGACGCTCAGCGAAAACGAGAGAGCTCAAATAAAGAACGCTAGTGATGTAAAACAGGCGATTCAAAGTATAGCAGAGAGTAAACAACGAGTATTAACAGCTCAATTACAAAATGCGCAATTACCATTACAACGGGAAAAACTCCAAAAGGAGATAGAACAATTAACAGCGATAACGGTAAACACAAATTTAGAAGGAGCAATAAAACAAATAGAAGTAGAACTTCGAGAACAAGGATTAAACCCAAATGACCCAATATGGGTAAAAAAAGTTTGGGAAGCATTAACAGCCTTCGGCGTTAAATAGCGGATTGGATGGTGGCCACCACAAAGTGGTTGCCATCCAAACGCAACAAGCGTAGCGCGCTAGGGTCAAAAAAAAACGAAAATGAAAACAATAGAAGAATTAACAATAGCAGAAAAAAAAGGCTTAGCTATCTCAATATTACGAGAGGAATTAGGATTCAAATGGCTACTTATAGCACATATTATGGAACTATCAGAAAGTCAAGTAAAACGATATTATAAAAGATTCGAAACAATATATAAACCAAATAAATAAAAAAATGGGATACAGAAAAAAAAGCCGTTACGGCAGGAAAAAAGGCTACAAGTCCAAGTCAAAAGTAAGTCGGACTTATTATGTTTCACGCGGAGGTATTAGATTATGAAAAATTTATTTAATTCTATCAAACTTACAAAACCCAAAAGAAATGTATTCGACCTTACACATGATGTAAAGATGTCGGGCAAAATGGGTAACTTAATGCCCTGCTGTATAGCAGAAGTAGTACCAGGCGACCAATTCACAATAGCAAGTGACGTATTCTTACGATTCGCGCCATTGATTGCACCTGTAATGCACCGAATAGATGTAAGTGTACATTATTTCTTTGTACCAAACAGGATAGTATGGTCAGGTTGGGAAGATTTTATTACCAACACCATACCAACAGGACTACCACAAATACAAGTATCGGATGCATTAACAGCAGACCAAAAAAAGTTTTTAGATTATATGGGAGTACCACCCGTACCAACAGGAGGAACAAACGCGTTAATTAACGCATTACCATTAGCAGCGTATCAGGCAATTTATAACGAATATTTCAGAGATGAAAATTTAGTGCCAGAAGTGGATTACACGCTTATAGATGGATTAAACCCTTCAGGAGATTTATTAACAATGCGCAAAAGAGCTTGGGAACATGATTATTTTACAGCATCATTACCATTTGCACAAAAAGGCGCACCCGTAGACATTCCATTAGGTAACGTAGCATTAAAAGATGATTGGTTTACGGCACCCGATGAAACCCCGAGATTTGTAGATCAAAATATGAATGCTGCACTTAGTTCTGGAATAACGAATGAACAGGCACCTGGTCCTTATACAGACGGGGTAGTTGCAAACGCTGCCGGTCAATATCCGTTGGCGTATGACCCTAAAGATACTTTAGAAGTACAACCAACAACAATTAACGAATTACGCCGAGCATTCAGATTACAAGAGTGGTTAGAGAAAAACGCAAGAGGTGGTACACGTTATATTGAAAACATTCTTACGCACTTTGGC